ATAAGTGTCATTCGGCCTCAACGAGAACCCACCCCCAGCCGTCACCGGCACCTGACCCGACACCCCAGCCATCGGATTAGGCATCCCACCCAAAACCTTCGGATACTTCGCAATCAGATCAGCTGTGGCCTGCAACGATTTATTGAACTCATCCTGAGCGTCCTTGGTTTCCTTAACCTGATCTTCCCAAGCCTCAAACGCTGCAACCTGATTGTTGGTCGCATCAGTAACATCAGCCAACGCCTCATCGTAAAGAATTGAACCAATCGTCGCACCATAAACAGTCTCATTCAGCAACGTCTGCTGGTCATTCAACTCCTTAGTTGAATCAATCTGCGAATCAATCGCATCCTTCACCGACAACTTCGCCTCAGCCAAATCCAGCTCTGCTCGACGAACATCCATCGGAGAAGACTCAGGGTCTTTGCGAACATCAGCCAGATTCTTCTCAGCATCAGCCACCGAATAGATAGCCTCCTCAACCGCAAACGTCGCCCGCTCCTGCGCCCTCTGCGCCTTGTCCAACTCTTTCTGCGCTGCCAAAGCCTCCGGTGAACCAGCACCAAAGCCACGCTCAATCTGAGCCAACCTAGCCTTAGCGTTAGCTAGGTTCGTATTTGCATCAGTCAACGAAGCAAGCGACTTGCTCTCAGACTTGCTTGCCTTATTCAACCTGTCCTGCAAACGCTCAGATACACCAAGACTCTTGTTGTATTCATCCAACTTTTCGGTGGCCTTCTTCAAAGTCTTAGTTACCTTACCCAAACCTTTATCATCATCAGTTAAATCCTCAGTTGAACCAGCCAAACCTTGTTGCGCTCGAATAGCTGACGGCACACCACGCACCGCATAATTGTCAATACTTACAGCGAGTGCATCAAACTTCTTTGACAAATTATCAATATCAATGAAATCTTTTGAGAAAAGACCCTGCCCCATCAACTTGATTTTTTCTATCGGGTTTAACGTCATCGCACCTTTAATGAAATACGCTGCTCTGGCAGCAAGGTTGATGACTTCGGCTAGAGCAATAGCAATAGATTTGAACGCCAAAGCAACCTTAGAACCAGCAGAACCAGACTCAAAAATAAGTTGCTGAAGACCAGCAACCAAACCTTTTTCACCGATGACTGTGGTTATACGTTGGACTGCTGGTGCAACATTGTCTACTAAGAACTTTGAAAACTTTTGTAGATACGGCAATAGTGCTGCACCAACAGTTTCAACAATCTCACCGAACTGTCCTTGCAAAATCTTTATCTGTCCACCAAAGGTGTTCGCAGCAGCTTCGGCTGCACCACCAAACTGGTCATTCAACAATTCAAGAACTTTCCCAAAGTCTTTAGACTTCTTAGTGTTCTCATCAATCGGAATACCAAGTTTTGATAAAGCGGTAAACTGCCCCTGACTGGCTTTAGCCAATGCCAACGAAACAGACCCAAGGTCTTTAGATGTCGAAATAGAAATATCTTGAGCGATATTTAGTAAGTCTTGCGACTGTGTGAGGTCACCTGTCGCTCGAACCAAAGTCCCCAACGACGCACGAAGTTCGGTGTCCGAAGTTCCGGTGCGAAGTTGTGTCACCGAAATATATCGCTCAGCAGATTGAGTCAACGCCTCATTAGCACCAAAAGTTTTCTCAAGTTGACGTTGCAACTCTGCCTGCGACTTCTGGTCTTCCATCGCAGCCTTAACCGCAGAAGTCAACCCCGCAGCGATAGCACCCAATGCTGCGGTAGCCCCAATAGCCAACTGACCCCAGCCAGGAACCGCACCACCAACGGACTTCTGTAAACCTTTCAGCCCACCAGATAAACCTTTGAAGCCTGCTTGGGCTTTAGCGGTATCAGAAATAAACTTAACAACGAACGTCCGCTCACCAGCCATGCAACGATTCTACTCAATAACAGACAACCCATTCCGCAAAGCAACAAACTCATCAAGCATCGCAGAATACAAAGCCTTCCCTGTCAGGCCATCCCAACGAGAAATATCTACAGGAGCATTCCACCAAGCCTCATCCAATATCTCTGAACCAGCACGACGTTGACGAGGTTGACGCACCTGCTTCGAGCGAGGCGACACAGGATTGACAACAGGTTCAACATCCAACTTGAACGATGAATCAAGCAACTCGCCATGACCCTCATGGAACTCAAACGGCTGATCCGGTGCGTGTTGAGGTAGATAGAAAATACGAGCAGGGTCTTTAGTCTGAGGGTCACCAACCAAACCAATACGGTCATGCAACTCCTGCCACACCACACGCCACAACGAAGCAGGCACCTTCTCCGCTAACGGCAAAACGAGGTGATAGTGAGGATCGTCTAAACGATGCGAATAGGTGGAGTAAGCAAACCATTCCAAACCGTCAAGACGTGCATGGTCAAACGCTTCACCGTCCATGTCCACCACAAGGGCTTCAACAAACCTGACATTACGGTTCCCTCTGGTAGCACCAGCGTCATACTCAACCGGAGACCACAACGCACCCGCAGCCTTGACAGGGTTCTCCTCATGCAACGACAACATCTCTTTGAGTTGTTCCCAAGACGAAGCCAATGGCTTCGGATAAATTGACTTCACATTCCTAAACAGAACAGCCATAACCCCTCCTACCTAGAGGGTACAGGAAACCAGCGGAATATCAAGGCTTATCTTTAAGCGTGTTTAACACCCTCTGAATAGCATCCAGATATTGAGTGGCGATATTGCCCTTCTCTTTACGGACAGTCTGCCAAAAGAAATAACCTGAACGCCCACGATGACGCAAGAACTGTTTGGTTCTAGGCCTAGCCTGACCACCAAACTCAGCACCAAAGAACACGTCTCCCCTGGTCACCTTGCGCTTGCGGTTTCGGTTCGGATTGGACTTAGAAACAAACGCAGATTTTTCACTCAACTTGATAGTAGGAATACGGTCACGCCTAGCTCGCATACCCTTCATCACCTCAGTTGCCTGACGAGAACGGGTGACAGTCGCAGCCTCAGCCTTAGCCTTCTCATTCAGATTCTCAGCCACATTCTGTGCAGCTTTACGCATCTCAGTATTGAAACGCTCATCAGCCTTCGCAGCGTCACGAAGAAAACTTGCGATACCGACAATCTCAATCGCATCGTTGCCACCGGTAATTGTGACTTGACCTGCTCTACCGTAAACCGCCATAACAACAGACTACTTGTTTAGATGAATTGCTCTCCAACGCAAATAAGCAAACATCGTGAACAACATTCGAGGGTCTTCTGCCAGCAACACCGAAGGCGCAATAGATGTCTCAACGGACAAATATGCGATCATCCAATGGGCTGACTGATCTCCAAAGGGACGATCACAGCGTCAGCTTGGTTGCCCAACTCCAAAGTCTCAACATCGTTAATCCACGAATCAAAATCTAAACCGGTCTTCTTCTGACGATGCTCCGAATGCCATGCGATAAACGCAAGATCAGTCAAGGTCAGTTCGGCTTCAAACTTCGCAACACTCTTGCTGAACTTCTTTTCAAAAGCAATAAAGTCAGGGAATGTAGCCATGATGGTTCGCTCGGACGAATCCAAAGCAGAAGTCACTTGCAACGCTATTTTCATTTTTCCTCCGCAGGGTTAAAGGTTAAAAGTTATGCGCCAGTACCGGTCTTAGTTACAGCACCATCGATTGGATAGGTGACAGATGCGGTAGCAAGATCGCCAACAGCACCAGCAACAGGAGTCCAAGTCAAAGGAAGCACATTGAATGCGTACTGTGGATTGCTTGAAGAAGCAGCACCAGTTCCGTTTGGCTTAACTGTCACAGGTACAGCAGTACCAGCGTTCCAAGCGTCGTAGAACAACTTCTCAATCGTTGGGTAATCCTGATGCAACTCAAGTGTGATTGAGTTGTCTGCGAGACCTGCGATGCGGGTAACCGCACCAGACGAGCCGAACGAAGTTGTAGCTACTTCCGCTTTTGACAGGTTTAATGTTACTGATGCTACGTAACTGGTGATATCGGTGTTTGCCGTACCGAAGGTAACCGCCACGTTTGTAAGAACTTGCTTTGCCATATTTGTGACTCCTGCCTTCCGGCACTCGAAGATTTACTACTGAAACTCTACACGCTCGCAGGATTGCGCATCAACTAAGCGTACACCACCACACGGAAGTCAACCATCAGATAGGTCGCATCGTTGCCATCCATCGTGGAGATATTGCTCGCAGATTCAACCAGCAGGTTCGACACCACGCCACCCAACGAGCGATCCGCTTCCAACGCTGCACGAACCGAAGTCGCACCCTCATAAGACAGATACCCATCCAAAGCAGTCTGAGCTGTGCGCTCCGCAGACCTACCCACAACCACAGACACAACGAAGATATGGGTCACCAACCCACCACGCATCGCCCCGTTGTAGGTGATTGAATCCAACATAGGCCAAGCGAACGGAGCGTTCAGGTTGTCTGGTTGCTGGGCGTAAGCCCTCAAGCCTGGGATCGTGGCTAATGCGTTAGCGATACCAGTCTTAATTTCTGTGACTGAATAGCTCATGCAAATATCCGCATACGACGATACGGCTCGACTAGCTGAGCCATATCAGGGTCAAGGAAGCGAGACACACGAATCGCACCCAAGTCACCAAACCCAGCCACACCGAGCGGAGAGTCGTAGCGTTTGAAGATGCGTGAAGCCTGGATGATTGTGGCTTGTGTGATTGGCTCCGGCACCGAAGGCCAACCGAACACAGCAGTCACCTGAACCAAAGCCTGCTCACCATAGTTAGCATTCACGGTAGGGAACAGGTAATCGCCAACAGCACGAATCTTGTCGTAACTCCAAGTCAACCCGTCAAGGTTTCCGTTCAACGGTTCCAACTGATAATCGGAACGACTCCATGTCAAGTCAAAAGTTCCGTCAGCCTGAGTGGAACTTTTCAATGTCAACGCTGTTCCAGCGATGTCATCAATCGAGCAGTAGAACGAATCTTCTGCTTGGAAAATTCTTGCTTCAGCTGTGCCTGACTGCCAGAAGCGACGGTTGCAATAACCATCAATCAGACGTGACGCTGCACCAACACAGTTATCAATCAAGTCGTCATCAAGGGTGTCAGCCGTCCCAATGCGGAGAGCTGCCTT